AATCCTAGGGACGATCAATTACAGGGAGTACGAGAAAGACGGTATAAAACGGTATGTTACCGATATATTGGCATACGATATCATGTTATGCGGAAAGAGCGACAGTGCCGGTTCCAGACCTCAAGTGACCGCCAACGACATTCCATCCCAATCTGATTTCCCGCCTATGGCTCAACCTATAGATGATATTCCTTTTTGATATATGCTTATAAATCCAACAAGCGAGTTCGACCGGGAACGAGCCGACATGTACTATAAGAAATTAATGTCCGGCACCGATCCTTTCGAGATCACGAAGAAAGCGAGGCGAAGGACCTTGAACCAAAACGCCCTTTTCCATCTATGGTGTCAAGTGATATCGGATCATATCGGCTATACCTCCTTAGAAGATTGTAAACGGGATGTCAAGAGGGCTTTGCTAGGGATGAGAGAAGATACGAACAGGATAACCGGGGAGAGGCAAAAGGTAGATTACCAGACTTCCGCCATGACAACCTCCGAACTGTCCTCACTCATGGATAAGATGAAAGTCTGGGCGCAAACCGATCTGGGTTGCTATCTTCCCTATTTCGGCGATCCCGGCTACGAGGAAATGTATCAACAATACTGCAGGAGATGAGAAAAAGCGACAGGCCTCCAAATTACCTTATCGATAAGATCGTGAGGCATACCAACATTATTATTACCGCTCCTTATGGCAGCGTCAAATACATGGATGCGGCCAGACTCCTTAAAAAGGAGGTCAAGAAGCTGGAAACCTATAAGAGAAATGAGAGATCTTAAATACTGCCTCAATGAGGCTTGCTCTAAAAGACACTGCCTTTGCCATCAACGGCAAAAGCATTGGACAGCCCCGTCTAAAAAAGAAGGGGAAACTGTAAGGCCGGAATCGGCCTTACTTGACGGGAATACTCCTTGCAAAGGGTATGTCCCACAATACGAAAGAAAGAAGTATAACATTAATTATTAAAGTATATATGAGAAACTGGTTTATTAGCAAGGTCGCATATGAGAAGATGCTGGAGAACGGCATGCAAAAACGAGTGGTCGAACCCTATTTAGTGGATGCCCTCTCCTATACGGAGGCTGAAGCACGCACGATAGAGGAATTAAGGCCGTACATTACCGGAGAGTTCACTATCGCCGACATAACACGTAAAAAGATAGCGGAACTATTCTTTAACGATAACGGTGATAGATTTTATGAGATTAAGATCTATTTTATCACGCTTGATGAGAAGAGCGGTATGGAGAAGAAAACAGCGGCCAGATTCATAGTACAGGCGAGCGGCCTAAAGGAAGCAATCTCATGCTTCGAGGAGAATATGAAAGGGACCTTGGCGGATTATACCTTGGCAATGGTAAGCGAGACCCTTATTATGGACATCTTCCCGTTTGACGCTGATAGCGTACCAAAGGGCAAAACAGATAATTAATATTAGAGTGTGTTTTTCATGGTATTAGATTTAGTTTAATAATGATTATCCCCGCCGTCCGTGAGGATATGCGGGGTAAACACGGTGGTATGGCGGAATTGGTAGACGCTAATTGAGTGTGGTTAATCGTAGAGTGAAATTCTCTGCTAAGTGTTAGATAGGTTGAAAATAAAACCTGACAATCCACATCAATCCTATCGTGCAGGTTCAAATCCTGCTACCACCACGAATAACAAATATCTAATATGGAAACAATACAAGATTTAGATCACTTGACAATGGCCATATACCTTATCACCGCGATGCTAGGTCTAATCGCAGTGATCTTGGCCGTATTCTTATTAATAAACGACAAAGAAAGGAGAAATCCATGGGAAAGAAAAAACATGATTTAGTGATAGCCGTTGACCCGGACATAGATAAATCCGGCGTATGCGTACTGTCTCCTTCCACGAGACAGCTAATTCTAAAGAGCCTCCCCTTCCCTGTGTTGGTCGATTTCATAAAGGAGGCAAGAGAGAGATACAAGGTGATAGACATAGTGGTCATTGTCGAGGCCGGATGGCTTAACGAAAAAAGCAACTTCCATAAGGCTAGGGGTAAATCCGGCGAGAGGATAGCCAAGTATGTAGGTCGTAACCAGCAAACCGGGATATTGCTTCTCCAGATGTGCGAGCACATAGGGATTCCCTGCGAGGAGGTAAAGCCTTTGACCAAGCATTGGAAAGGGGACGAGGGCAAGATAACCCATGAGGAACTCTCCTACATAGTCGGTCCCTTGCCTAAGAGAACGAACCAAGATCAACGTGACGCTACGATTCTGGCTTGGTGGTACGCCGATCTACCAATAAAAATAAAGACTTGGTGATATGGCGAAGAAGAAAGACGAGCAAGAAAAGGTGAAATGTGGCGATTGCGCCAACGGACATCCTCACAAGGGTCTATGCGTTTGGTGCATCATACATGATGCAGGAAGAGTCGCTAACTCCACGAGATTTTGTAACACTTTTAAAAAGAGATAACATGGATATAAAGAAAATGTCAAACAAGGATCTCAAATATGGCATAGACCGATGCAACGCAAGGTTGGCCGGAATAATGCCAATGGGATACATGGACAAGGAGCGATGCCTTAAGGCGTTGGAGCAATATAGGGAGGAATTGTATAATAGAGGAATAATATATTGACATGGACACATCTAAAAAAACATTTCTTTTTAATGCTGATTGGTACGAGGTGTTAGTGGATTATCCTTCGGAGATCAGACTTGAAGTGTACGAGGCGGTTATTAGGTATGCCGTATCGGGGACACTATCGGAGCTGAGACCGCAGGCTAAAATGGCATTCTCCTTCATTAAAAGAGAAATCGATTTCAATCAAAAAAAATATGATGAGAGAGTATCCAACAATAGGGAATCCGGTAAAAAAGGAGGTAATCCAAATTTCAAGAAAGGCAAGTCAAACCCCTATTACTCAAAGGGTAAAGAAGATAACCCAACATTACCGAAGATAACCGAAGATAACCCAACATTACCGAAGATAACCGAAGATAACCCAACATTACCGAAGATAACCCTATATGATAATGATATTGATAATGATAAAAAAAGAAAATATATAAAAGAAAAATTCGAGGCTTTCCGAAAATCATATCCGGGCACTAAAAAAGGTCTTGACGTTGAATTCAACAATTTTGTCAAAAAGCATAAGGATTATGCCGAGGTCATAGACTTATTGCCTTTAGCCATAAGCAAAGAGATAGAATGGCATAACGAGAAAAAGAATTCCGGCAATTGGGTGCCCGAATATCCGCACTTGACAACTTGGATAAACCAGCGAAGATGGGAGAGTGAGTTTGAAAATATAAACGAGAATGAAGACAAGCAACAGAATGGATCGAGACAGGTTTACATCGTCCCAGATTGACGGGAAACTACCTCCCCAAGCCAAGGAGATAGAGCAGATAATACTAGGGGCTTGCCTCATAGAGAGCGACGCTTTCGAGAAAATCGCCTCGGAACTATCTGAGGCCGATTTCTACGACAAGAGGAACCAATCGGTATTCAAGGCCATATCCGGGCTATACAAGGAGAGAAAGCCCATAGACATGATGACGGTCACCCAAGCGATGCTGTCATCCGGAGATCTCGAGAGTATAGGAGGGCCGATCTACATAGCCTCCCTTACCTCCAAGATTGGGTCATCGGCCCATATACTGGACCACGCAATGATAGTCAAGGAGCGATCCATACAAAGGAAAGGGCTGGTGATAGCCAATGAACTTGAGAACGCTATCTATTCCAACGAGGATATAGGTGACGTACTGCACAAGGCCATAAACGGATCAGAGAGCCTCATGGAGGAACTTATCGGTAAGTCCAATGGCGAGCATATATCCAAGGCTCTTAAAGGCTCCATGGACGGTTTATACAAGCGTGTGGAGATGGCTAGGAAAAACATCCGATCCGGTGTTGACACGGGTCTTCACGACCTGAACAAGATCACGAACGGATGGCAGCCGGGAAACTTGGTGATAATAGCGGCTAGGCCCTCCATGGGAAAGGCTCTAAGGATGGATGCCAAGGTATTGACACCTTCAGGATGGAAACTGAACAAGGATCTTGCGATAGGCGACCAAGTTTGCTCCGTAGACGGGGCTGAATCACGTGTGACCGGCATATTCCCGCAAGGACATGTCAAGACATACATGGTCGAGTTCTCGGACGGTCGCAAGATCGAATGCTGTGGCAG